GATCCTAAAGGATTGAGAGATAAAATTTCAAATCTCATTCCTCTATGCAGATCGTGTCATTCTGACAGTTCTGTAATTAATAAACAAAAAGATAAACTAAAAGAAATAGTACAAAGGAGAATGAAAAATGCCAAAACCAGTTAGAGGTTATGTGCCGCAACGATTCATACTTGAATTAGATAAGGTATCATATGCCCAAACAAAACAAAAAGTAGAAAAGGAAGTCGGTATTGCTGGACTTAGTTCAGCCAAGATTTTAAATTATATAATGAAAAAATATTTAGGAGAAAACAATGATAACAAAAAAGATAACAACACTATTCGGTAATTTAGCACCAATACATGAACGCTATGTAAACAAGGCTAGTTTTCAGAAAAAAGATTTAGAAATTAAATATAAAAGTGAAAAAATGATTGTTGCTTTTAATCAATTAGACAATCCAATTAAAACGACGATTGTAACAGATAAGTTTACAGGACAACCAGCTAAACTTTATTATTATAACTGGAAACCATTAGATAAAAGACAAGGAGTGTTATTGGTATGATTAACCCAGAAATATTTACAAAGTTTAAATTAGAAAAAGATATGCTTCCATTTTCTGCAAGTAAGATCAAGACTTGGAAGAATAACCCAGCACAATTTGTATTACGATACATTTATGGCTATCCTACAACCTCAAATCACGCTATGGAACGAGGAACAGCAGTAGAGTTTGGCCTAAATCATTTATTTACTAATAACGCTACTGTTGAAGAATGTTTTGAAAAAGCCATTACTTACTACAAATCAGCTACAGCTTTATTGGAAGAAGAAGATGATAAGCAACATGATATGATTGCACCAATGGTTGAACAATGCTTTGAACAACTAGCACCTCTCAAAGATCATTTTTTATCTTTTCAAGGTCGTATAGATACAAATATTTTAGATATACCTTTTTATGGGTTTACTGATTTTGTTTTTGAATACGAAGAAAAAATATTAATTATTGATCTTAAAACAAAAGCCAAATTTATGCCTACACATGATGATATGCTTCAGATGGCTATTTATGGCAAAGCTATGAAGGAAAAGTTTGATAAGCCTGTTGAAATTAAACTTTTAATTTGTACGCCTAAGAGATGTGAATTTGTTGATTTTGTACCTAACGCTAAGTATTTGAAAGAAATAGAAATGCACCTAATGAGTTGTGCTAATATCTTTAATGCGTGTAATGAACCAGATGATATGAAGCATTTAATAGTACCTAAATTAGATGATTGGACTTGGAACAGTGCTGAACTATTGGAGCAAAGACATGAAATTTGGGGAATCTAATTGTTGTGTTTATTGTAACAAGCAATATTTATTAACTAATATGATCGGTCTTAATTCTGTTGTTGCTTATGAAGTTGATGGAATTAAGGCTGGTGGTTACATTAAAGATAATATGTTTAAATACGCTTGTATTCGCTGTTTTAATCATATTATTTTAGAAACTAGCACAAATAAAATACATGGTTATAAAAAAGAAATAAAAAAAAATGGAGAAAAAAATGACGAAAATATGGAAGATGGGAATTAGCACCGATAATTTTATCGCTGATACAGTAAACCTAACAAACGAAGAAATAGGTATTTACTTTAGATTACTATGCTACGCATGGAAGAATGAAGCATATTTACCTAAAGATATATCAAGAATAAAACGCATAGTTCAAAACGCCCAAGAGGAGGATATAAACTACATACTAGAAACATACTTCAAAGAAGATGAAAACGGATACTTCTCCAAAGCTCAAAAAGAAGAATTTGAATGGGTTATAGAGAAATCTGGTAAAGCTAAAGAAGCCGCAGAAAAAAGATGGTCTAATGCGAACGCATCACAAACGCATATGCGAACGCAAAGCAGTTATAATAATAATCATAGTAATAATAATAATAAAATAATTAATGATGCTTTTGATGATATATGGAATAAACTAAAAATAAAACGTGGAACAAAAGCAAAAGGTCTTAAAGCATACATCAAACTGCACGGCAAAATAGAACCCAACACTCTCATAGAAAAGTTTAATGCTAAGGCAGATAGCTTGGAAGATGTCACGTTTTTACCACATTTTAGTTCTTGGTTAAATGCTGAGGGTTGGACGGAGGAATTATTACCAGAAAAAAAAGAAGGTACATCTTTTGGTATTGTTCAAAAAGATCAATTTAGAAACTTAAAATTATGGCAAAAAGGAATAAAAACTATGAATGATGATGATCAAGATATCCTGTTAAAGTATAAACAAGGGGAAATAACAAAAGAAGCTATGGAAAAAATGAATTTTAGCATATAAATATCGCATGGAAGATGAATTAAAAAAATTATTTTTGACAATACCAGATGTTTATGGTGGATATTCTGCTGTTATTCAAGTATCTGGTTTTGAAACAGAACAGGAAGCAAACGATTATTTAGTTAAAAATCATAATACAGAGGACATGGAAATATTAAATCCAAATAAAACAATCCATTAATGGCAAGACCAATAAAATACGACATAGACACAGAAGAAGTAGTTAAATTAGCTTCTTATGGCTGTACTAATGTAGAGATAGCAGACTTTTTTGGCTGTGATGAGAGTCTTATTCGTAAGAGTTATTCCGAATTTCTGACAAAAGGAAGAGTAGACATGAAAATAAGACTTAGAAAGATGCAATTTAATCTTGCAGAGAAGTCAGCAGTGATGGGAATATGGCTTGGAAAACAAATGTTAAATCAAACAGACTATCCAATTACAGAAGATAATGAACCTTTAAAATGGTCTGCTGATTAAGTGCCACTAACTAAACCACAAAAAGAAGTCATACTATGTGATAAGCGTTTCAGAGTGCTTATATCTGGACGTAGATTTGGTAAAACATTTCTTGCTATTCAAGAGATGGCTAAGTTCTCTAGGTTTCCAAATCAAAGAGTATGGTATGTGTCACCCAGTTATAGGCAATCAAAAACTATTTGTTGGGATATGCTAAAACAACAAATGATTAAACATAGATGGGTACAAAAGATTAATGAATCTGATCTAAGTATAGTTCTTAGAAACAACTCAGTTATAACTCTTAAAGGAGCAGATAATGAACAATCATTGCGTGGAGTAGGATTGAACTTTGTTATACTTGATGAGTTCGCTGATATAAAACCTTCAGCTTGGTATGAAGTTTTAAGACCTACATTGAGTGATACTCTAGGACACGCTTTGTTTTGCTCAAGTCCAAAAGGTTTTAACTTCGCATATGACCTTTATTCTAGACAAGATCCAGAATGGCAATCATTTAAGTTTACCACAATAGAAGGTGGTCAAGTAAGCCAAGAAGAAATAGAACAAGCTAAAAATGATCTAGATGAACGTACATTTCAACAGGAATATCTAGCTACTTTTGTCAATTATGCTGGTATTATTTACTATAACTTTGATAGGAATACGCATATCATAGATCATTATGAGAGAGATTCTAAGGTCATTCATATTGGTATGGATTTTAATATTGATCCTATGGTTTGTGTTGTAGCTCAACAACGTCAAAATGATTTAATTATTGATGATGAAATACAGATATGGAGTTCTAATACTTCAGAAATGATTAATGAAATTAAATCAAGATATCAAGGTTATAGAATATTTGTTTATCCAGACCCAGCGTCAAGACAACGTAAGACTTCTGCTGGAGGAATGACAGATTTATCTTTACTACGCAACGCTGGTTTTGAAGTTAAAGCAAGATCGCAACACCCATTAGTCAGAGATAGAATTAACGCTGTAAACTCCAAGTTAAAAAATGCCAATAATGTGTCAAGTCTATTTATAACAAAATCTTGTAAAAACTTAATTAAGAGTTTAGAAAGACAGATATACAAAGAGGGAACAAGTGTTCCAGATAAAGATAGTGGGTTTGACCATTTTAATGATGCGTTAGGCTACATGGTAGAATATATGTTTCCTTTGCGTAGAGAGTTTAAACCAAGCGAACCAACTAGGTGGAGTTAGATGGCGAATTATAGTAGAGAATTTTTAACAGCAAAACATTCGGATTATGAAGATAATCTAAAGCATTGGAATTTTCACTATAGATCATATTTAGGTGGAGATGATTTCGCTAATGGTTATTTCCTAAACAGATATATCCTAGAACAAGATGATGAATACATAAAGCGTATAGACTTTACACCATTAGACAATCACTGCCGCAACGTAGTACAAATTTATTCAAGTTTTTTATTTAGAGTTCCTCCCAGCAGAGATTATGGCTCTATGACAGGTGATCCTCAATTAGAGTCATTTCTGCAAGACGCTGATTTAGACGGAAGGTCTTTTCATAACGTTATTAAAGATATGCAACAACACGCATCAGTTTATGGTTCTTGCTGGGCTATTATAGATAAACCAGCTACCATAGCAAAAACTAGAGCCGAAGAATTATCTCAAGATATTAGACCATATATCTCTATCTACACTCCAGAGAATGTAACAAACTGGAAATATGAAAGATTACCTAATGGCAGATTTTATTTAACTTCATTAACTATTATTGAAGATATAAACGAAGAAGAAGCAATCGTTAAAGTCTGGACTCCAGAAGATATTACTACTTACAGAGTAGATGAATATATGAAACATTATGCTAGTTCTAAACCTGTAAAGATTGATGAACAACCAAATGCTTTAGGGGAAATACCAGCAGTTATTTTATACAATCAAAAATCTATGCGTAGAGCTATAGGTATTAGTGATTTATCTGATGTTGCTGAGTTACAACAAAGTATTTACAACGATTATTCAGAGATTGAACAGTTAATCAGATTGTCTAACCACCCTAGCTTAGTTAAAACACCTAACGTTGAGGCAAGTGCTGGTGCTGGCTCTATTATAGAAATGCCAGAAGATATGGACGCTAATTTAAAACCTTATATTATTCAACCTAGTTCACAGTCCTTAGATAGCATAATGAAAGTAGTTCAAATGAAAGTTAATGCTATTGATCGTATAACTCATATGGGTTCTGTTAGAGGTACAGAAAAAACAATTAATTCTGGGATAGCTTTACAGACAGAGTTTCAATTACTTAATGCTAGATTATCAGAGAAAGCAGATTTATTAGAAAATGCTGAAGAACAAATATGGTCTTTCTTTGCTAAATGGCAGAATAAAGTATTTGATGGTGAAATAGATTATCCAGATACTTTTGATTTAAGAGATTATGCAAGTGACTTACAATTCTTACAAACTGCTAAAGCTAGTGGTGTTAAATCAGAAACATTTATAAAAGAAATAGATAAACAAATCGCAAGAGCTGTCGTAGATGATGATGAAGCAA